TTTACGACAAGGCCGAGGCCCGGGTGAAAGAATCCGAAGTCTGCCACCAGCATAAAGCCACCATTTACAACCTGCATGACCCCAAAAAGGGGGCACTGGATTTTGAAACCCAGAAACGGAAAGCCGCCAAAAAAGGAGGATGACAGGATGGAATGTGCATGTGTGAATGTTGACGTTGATGATTATGCGGATCTGATAAGCGACACAACCCCAACAGCCAGCAAGGTTTTCAAGTGCCACGAATGCAAGGAAGGCATCACCCCCGGCCAACAATACCGAAGAGAAGTAACCGTCTATGATGGGCGCCTTGAAACAAACAGGACATGCCTGGATTGCATCAGTATTAGAAACGCTTTTTTCTGTGATGGCTGGTATTGGGGCGATGTTCTTGACAGCCTGAAAGAGGCGATATGGGACAGCGGTGGTCAAATCTCCGAATCCTGCATTGCATCGCTAACCCCAGGCGCCAGGGAAAGGGTCTGCCGGATGATTGAAGAATACGAACAATAGAGCCTAAGCTATGGACAAATTCACCACCCTACTAGAAAAAGCCACCGACGCCGATAAGGTAGAACTGAAGATCCACAAAAACGCCCTGGTGGCCTGCCTGAAAAGCTACAACGACGAATACAGCGTCGCCCGGGGAAAAGACCTGAAAATGGCGCGGGAAGGGCTGAAAGACTTGATCGAAACCCTTTGGCCTAAATATTCCCCCCCGGAAAAAGTCCCCGTTATCCAGGAAGACAGTTTCGCAACCCGAAAGGATGCCCTGGATTATCTGGAAGCCGAAAAATTCAAGATCAAAAAGAGTAAATTTTATGGAGATTGCAAGCCCAAAACCAACAAGAAAGGGGATGTTATCAGACCCGCCCTGGTCCGCATGCAGCAGGACGGCACCATCACTAAGAATGATCTCATTTTTTATGCCCAATCCCTTGATTTGAAAAACGACCCAACCGAGGAGGCGGGCAAACGCCATATCCAAAAGCTGGAGGGTGAAATCAGACGGATCAACCTCCAGAATGCCCTATTACAAATGGAAAAAGATGTGAAAGAAGGAAAAGTCATCCTCCGCGAGGAAGCGGAATTATCCCGCGCCAATGCCGAAATATCCATTTTTTCAGGATTGAATAACACGGTTTCAACTAAAACCCCGGATTGGATCGAATTGGTGGATGGCGACCAGGCCAAAACGCCCCTATTAATCGCCGCCTTCATCGATATTTTGGACGACACGCGTAACGCCCTGGCCCGCCCCGGTTTCGCCGTGACCTTGTGTCAGGCTTGCACAAAACAAATTATTGACCAGTTGAAATAGCCCCCCAGGAAAGGAGGGATTTTGTGGACAGTGAAGAAATAAGGGAAAGCAAAGATGACTGGGTTGTGCACCTGGATGACGAGGTTCGGGGAAAAAGTGATGAAACAGCTCAAACTATTTAACAAGCGCAGAACGGCAAAAGAAACCGGGCCACCCTTACCATTGCCAAGGATGACGCGCATAACGTGGCATACCCTGCCGGTGCGTGACGGAGAAGAGATGTACCGGGGCCGGGTGACGTTTTCAAGCCCGGATCTACTCCAGGCAATTATCACCCATACGTCAAAAGGGTATGACCTGGGCTGGCATAGACTGATCCGCCCATGCGAAATTCTCTGCGTAAAAAAACGATGGCAAAAACAATATCAGGTCAATTTGACCTGATAATCAATGGTTAGGACTCTTATGAAATCAAATAAGCAACAACTTATAGATGCGGTAGATGAGTTCGCGGAAGCGATGAAAGTACGCTTATTGTCAAAGCATAAGCAGGGGTGGGGTGGTTGGGATCACAAAAACATGAAACCAGTCCTGGCCGAAAGGTTGCTTTCAAATGCTGCTCGCGGCAGTGTTAATAAAGATAAAAAATCTCTTATAGATACTGCTAATTTAGCGATGATGGTTTGGCGTAAGTCCTAACCCATCGTTCAACAATCGACCGGGGAAGCGTGGCACCAATAACCGACCGGGTTAAAGACCTTTCGAGGCTACACCCGGCACCCCAACGCTTCCCCGGCGAGTTAACTCAACCGTTATAATAGAGCGAAAAAAAGAAGGGGGAACCGAGGAAAAATAATGATTTACGCGATATCACCACTGATCCAAGAAAAGGAAATTGAAAACCACTGCCGTCAATGTGGCCACCTGGCCTTGGAAGGCATTGACATGGGAGAGTGGGGGCCGTTCTGCGCTTGTTACTATGATGATTGCCCACATGAGACCAAGAGGACGCCTGTTATTGGGGCTGTGCATGGGGATGATGTTTGCGTGCGGAAGTTGGAGAAGTGACTTGATATGACCCCAATCACCCAAATAACCCCCGAAGCCGCCCCCAGCACCTGGCAGCCCGCCCTGGCTGCCCAGCCCTTCACCTTCCGGTTTTCGGAAGCCGAGCGCCGCATCTTAAAACGCCGCCGCCGGATCCGCGTGTCCACCTGGGCCGAGCGCCACCGCATCATCACCATGGGGAAATACCAGGGATCCTGGCGAAACGCCGTCACCCCGTACCTAACCGGCATCATGGACGCAATGGCAGCCCCGTCCATCCGCACGGTCATATTATGCGCCGCGCCCCAGATCGGCAAAACAGAAGCCGTCAACAACTTCATCGCCTGGGCCATCGACCGCGCCCCCGGTCCCATCCTGTACGTCTACCCCGACGCCCTGACCGCCCGTGAAAACAGCAAAGACCGCATCCTTCCCATGATCGAAGCATCCCCCCGCCTCAAAAGCTACATGACCGGGTGGGAAGACGACAAAACAAGCCTACGCATCAAATTGGCCCACATGCCCATTTACCTGGCCTGGGCCGGATCCGCCGCACGCCTGGCCAACAAGCCCATCCGATACGTGGTATTTGATGAAACCGACAAATACCCACCCCAAAGCAACAAACGGGAAGCGGACCCTATTTCCCTGGGCGAAAAACGAACCATCACATACCGGTACGACCACAAGATCATCAAACTAAGCACCCCCACCGTGGAAAACGCCCCCATTTGGGACGCACTCCAGAACGAGGTGGAAGAGATCTTCGTGTATCACGTCCCCTGCCCATCCTGCGGGAAAAAACAGGAAATGCTATTTGATCAGATCGTCTGGCCCAAAGAGAAAGACGCCGACGGAAAAGAAACCCACCCCGCCCCGGAACACCTGGAAAAGGAGTCCCTGGCCCGGTACATCTGCATCCACTGCCAAAGCGAATGGACCGACCACCACCGGGACCAGGCCGTCATGAAAGGGACCTGGACCGGGCAACAAAGCGACATCTCCATCAACACCTATTTAAAGAAACACCACCCCCGGAAAATAGGCTTCCATCTCCCCTCCTGGATATCTCCATTCGTGTCCATGAGCACGGTGGCCGCCGCATTCCTGAAAAGCAAAAATGACAAAGCCAAGCTAAAGGATTTCCGAAACGCCCACCAGGCCATCCCCTGGCTCGACTACACCCAGGAGCGCCAGGAGGACAATATATTATTGCTCCGGGACGACCGCCCCCGGGGCCTGGTCCCATCGGAAGGCATACTCGGCATCACCGCCGCCGTGGATACTCAGGATTATGGTTTTTGGTATGAAATCCGTGCATGGGGCGCCAATTTTGAATCCTGGCAGATCCGGGAAGGATATGTCCCCAGCGACCACAAGGGGGACTTTTCCGCCCTGGATCAGGTTCTTTTTGATGACCATTACGTGGACGTGAACGAAAAGCCCTATCCCGTCCAGTTGGTGGTGATTGATTCGGGTGGCCACCGCACATGGGAAGTTTACCAGTGGTGCCGATCCAAAGGCCGGGCCGTAATCCCCATCAAGGGTGAGGGCCGCATGACCGGAACCCACGCATGGAGCCGACAGGATAAGATCCCGGGCACCAACAAACCCATCCAGGGCGGAATTCAGATCCTCCGCCTAAACGTCAACCTCTACAAAGACCAGCTTTCCGGGCGCCTGGAAGTGGCCGCCGCCGATCCGGGCGCCTGGCACCTTCACAGCGAAACCCCGCTTTCCTGGGCCGCCCAGATGTGCGCTGAATTCGTCAACGATAAAGGATTGTGGGAATGCCCATCCGGAAAGGATAATCACGCCTGGGATTGCTCTTGTTACAACTGGGCCGCCGCCGACATCTTCGTCCGCCATTGGAAGCCCTTAAAAGGGCCGCAACCCCGCAAAACCCGCCGCGTGATCAACCAGGGAATTGAAAATGGTTAGTAAGAAGATCCTAAACAGCAAACAGGAAATCATGAGTTTCATCGGCATCGCTTCCGGACCCGCATTTAAAAAGTACATCTCCGCCGGTATGCCCGCCCGCTTTGAAGATAACCGATGGGTGGCCCACTCCGACAATATAGAGGACTGGTTCAAACAATACACCCGCGTGAGCATGCGGAAAATAATGGAAAACATCCCCGAAGAAATACCCTGTCAAGGAATTTAACATATCATTAACCCCTATTTAACCCCTATTTAACACCCAGATCACGCAAAATCGCCATTTTTCCCAAAAACCATGGCTTATGATGATCCCCATCGCATGTCCCTTTGACAACAGGAGCATCAATGGCAGGTATCACATTAGCCCAAGCAGA